TCTTTGTGTGATTCGTCCAGCTTGCGGATAAACCAGCTTATGACGGCGAGCGCAATGCCGAAAATGTAATCAAGTGCGTGCTCGCTCATAGTGCGACCTTTGAGTAGTTTAGGCATGGCGTGTCATAGTGCAATTTTAGCCCCTAGTGTTCGCCTCATTTTACCCGCTTTTCCAAAGCGGACAACCTAGCCTCAAGCGCATCAATCCGCGCTGCTTGGCGCTGTGCCAATTGCAGCAAGGGTACGGTCATGCGGCTGTACTGCACGCCAATTGGAACAAGCGGACTGTCTTTGTCCTCTACCATTTTCGGTGCGCCGAAAGGCTGCTCTACCGCTTTCATTGAGTAACCCCATCGCACAAAGCGCGGGTCTATTGCGGCCAATTCTTCAGCGATAAAACCCCAGTAGCTCCAGTCTTTCGGGTCAGCCGCGCATTTTGAGCGATAGAAAACAGGCCGCGCATTTAAGAGCGCATCGGCATAGCTGTCTTGCATAGGCTCAATGTCGCGCTTAAATTCTTCGGTTGAAACCTCACGGCTGAAAGTGCCGTCTGCATTAATCACCGCATCAGCGGCGGTTGCGGTGGTGCCGGCGTACCAATTCATCACATCGGTTGGCGCAATGGTAAAAGACAAATCACCCCATACGCCAGCTTCATACCTGCGCAGCCCAATCTTGCCAACAAGTGGAACTGATATTAGCTGTGAAACAACGCCCCCATTTGCCGAAACGAGCATGGTTGCGCCAGCAAAAGCGCCATTCAACGCATCCTCTTTGACTATGTACCCACCAACTGCGAAGGTCGTGTCAATGTCCAACGCATCCTCAATCTCAATCAAATCATCCAGCACCTTGCCTTGCTTGTCGGTGATGCTTTCCATAGGCTGTGTGCCAGTGTGATTTGCGCGGTCGAAAGCATCCCCACTGATGTTTTGCGGGTCATAAACCGATGCCTGCATATCGCCAGAACCGCCACCGCCGAAAGTATTTGGCGATATAAAAACAGTGCCTTGGCGCGAGGCGTTCTCAACGATAATTGTGTTGTTCATTTCAACGACTACAGTAGTCATACCACCACCGCCGGGCTAAAGGTAAACTCGACTTCATATTGCCTATTCACTTCCCCGCTTGGGCGAGTGACTTCAATATGCCCAATAGCGCGGTCAAAGTCTAACAAGTCAGTCATGGCAGCAGACAGTGAAACCGTCAGTTCGTTGTCTTGAAAGAAGATGCTCCCATCCAATGTGCTGGCGCTAAAGAGCAAATCAGGGTCGCCAACTTCGCGGCGAACCTGCAAGACAGCAGTGCAGGCTGTGTAATCTTCATCCAGATAATCCGCAGGAAGTACTGGTTCACCAGTACAAGTATTGGTCACCCCGCCGCATGGCGTAGCCTCTGCTCCGTATGGCAAATAGCGGCGAACAAGGGGAAGTTTAAAACTAGCCCCTTGCTTAATGACGGCTTTAAGCCTGACAGTGGTATCTTTCATGCTCCTAGTTTCCTACATGGCATGGCTGTGTAGAAACCCTAAGCGGGGCACTTCCCGCTAGGGTAGCCACCACAAAGTTTACGCCGCCACTGATTTTTTCTTGTTTGCAATCGCGGCTGAGAATTGCTGCATAACTTCGGTCATTTGCATTTCCAATGCTTTGACTTGCTCGCGTGGCGCATCTTGTTCCTTCAGTTCGCTAATCCTGTCCCGTAATTTCTTTACAGTGGTCTCGGCGCGATTGGCGGCAATGTGCATGGCGGCTTGTGGATGCTTTTGCATATAGGCAATGGCATCTTGCCCGCGCCCATCGTTGCGCAAACCTTTCACTTCTGCGGCATGGCGGCGCACATCGTCCATAGTGGCGTAATAAGCGGACTGCACAGCCGCTGGCGTATCAGCACTGCCGTAAAAGCGCCCAATCAGCGGCACTTTGTGCCACGGCAAATCATCGCCTGTGGCCAAGGCCTGCGCCGTCTGGCTCACCTTTGATGCTTCGCGCCCAACACCACCAAGAGCCTGCCCTAACAAATAATCAATCTGGTCAGGCGTGGGCGACAACTCGCCACGGGTGTATTCGGTTCCTCCAGTGGCGTAATTGATAGCCTGGGCTAGCCCATTCGCCAAGAAAGACGATGTATCGCGCCCAAGCGCGTGGCCTGGCGTTGTTTTGTTGAATGATTCCTTCGCTATAGGGCGGCCTGTGAAGTCTTTGTTTTCTGCCAGCGCAGCGAACGGGTCAAGCACTGTTGGGGAAATTGTTTGCATCGACAAGCCGCCGCCGCCCAGCGGGTTATAAATATCCGCCAGCACATCCACAATACTCACTGCCCGCTTTGCCCCGTCTTTGGACCCGCCTAATGCGTACTCGGTCGGAATTCTCCCAAGGTTTGCCAACACATGATAGCCAAGCGGCATGGGGATAGTCGTATAGCCTTTATCAGCCAGCGGATTAGGGATTACCAAATTGCGCTCGCGAATAAATTCAGGCGGCTCATCCTCACCAAATCCAGCAGCAGCCAACAGCAAGGCCTGAACACTGCCCAGCAAAACCGCGCCGCCCACAATCTTTTTCCCCAACGGTGATAGCCGCATCGTCTTGGGCTGGCCAGGCTCCATGTTAAACAGCGTCTGCCCCATCCGTGCCGTACCCTGCACGCTTGCGTTAAAGAAAGCGTATAGCGCTCCGACTTGCTGCGCAACTTGCCCCTTGCGGTTAAAGTTCACTGTCAGATTTTTGGCCAGCTCTGCCGCCCTTGGCTTGCTCATGCCAATATCCAAAGCGGCTTTGTAGGCTGAAAGACGAACGCCATTCTCAATCGCTTCGTTGTAATCCGAAAGCAAGTCGAGCATTGGGCGTAACGCTGTTTTGCGCAGAATCTCTAGTGGCACTTTTAATGCACCATTTACGGTAAAGAACCGCCCAGCCTTCGTGTCTGCCCAAGCGTCAGGTTTTAGGAGGTTCTGTAGCTGTTTGCTGCGCTCTGCGCTGTTGTTAAACATATCGCGGTAGCCAGTCTGCCCACCTTGCTCTTGGAACTCTTCCCACAATGAGCCGTATTCGCTGCCTGTTTTTTCACCTTTGCGCTGCGCCCGCAACTCCATGCCAATTTGCCATATTGCTTTTGGCGCGTTGCCTAGCACTTGCTTTTGCTTGCCTGCCAATGGGGTTTTTTGCATATTGATTGCGGCATCTTGGAAGTCGCGCACCATGTTCACAACACCAAAAATCGGGTTGTACTGCGTATTGACGGCTGCAAGGTATCGAGTGACTGATGCCACATTGCCCAGCAAACCCTCAAGATTCGCCGCGTCCATGTTCTTCAAAGCAACAGCCATACGCATTGCGCGGGGATTGTCTTCGTTGAACAGGATTACTTTCTCTACGCCGTTTACTTTAACGACAAGGGCGTTGTCGCGTGACTTGAACAGCGGGTCAATTTGCGTAATGACTAAGCCAGTTTTCTTATCAATCGTCTGTGTGCTTGGAATCTCGCCTGATTCAGCAATGCGCCAAAAGTCTTTATTTGGGTTGTCTTTGACAAGACCCAGCAAAGCAGTGGCGACGCGGTTCTTTTCACCTCGGACAATTGCTCGCTCGCGCTGCATATTGATGTTGGCAAGAATGTCCACGACTTTTTTGGTTGAACCAGTGCGGCCTTTGGTTTCTTTGCCTTTGATAGAAAAGCCTTGGCCAGTGCCCATACCACCCATAACCACATCGTCTAACTGCTCACGCATCAGCGGTACATAGTGATTCCAAGACCTGCTCCACGCATCTACGGTGTCGTCCGATTCAAGCCCGTAATCCACAATTGTTTCGCGGGTTTTGGCGATAATTCTGTCCACCATCTTTGCTGCGGCTTGCAGGTTTTTGCGCTTGGTAGCGTCCAAAGAATCCATAACGGCAGCGGCTTCTTCGTTGCTCATGCCTGAAAGTGCCAGTCGGTCTGATTCCTCGCCTTTGTAGGGCTTGGCGTTGCGCCATTTGCTCAACTCGGCCTCAGCATCAAGCATCTCTTTGCGGATGTTTTTGTCTGTCGGCGCTCTTCTTAAAGAAACCTCTACGGCAGCGATATTTTCCACCGCTTTTTTGAGGCGCTCTTCAATCATGGCTTTATTCGGATTGCGCTCTGACATCTCCCAATTGGCCTCTGGCGCATGGCGGGCGTGTAAATACTCCTCCAGCTCTGACAGTTCAAGACCCTTATCGCGCAATAACTCAATCAACGGCAGCTCTTCTTGCTCTGCAAAGTCTTTCACGCGCTTGGCTGCGCGACCGTGGAACAGGGTTTCTTGCAGGTATACATCCAAGTCATCGGCAATTTGCTTGCCGTTTTCTTTGATGGCATTCACGACCCGTTTGGAATCAATTTGCTTATCTTGTAGTAGGTATGTGTACTGGTCAAACTTCGTTGCTTCTGGCGCTTGCCATACACCAGCCGCGCCGAAGTAGGTAATGTCGTCATTCTCTGGGTCGAAGTTGCCGTTGTTGCCGATGGCGGATTTGATTTGGTTGGACTCAAACGCAACCCATGCAGTTTCACCATCACCTTCATTAATCTTGATTCCATCGAATCCAGCGTTCTTGGCGGCAATGGAAAATCGATCCTCTCGGATCAGTCGCCAGATGGGGCCATCGCCATACAACTTCACAGACTCGGCTGGAGCACCTTCCCAATGCTGCACCTCATCTAAATTGACCCCAAGTCGCTTCAACTCTACGCGAGCTTCTTCGGCAGACATACTGCGCTCTCCAAGATGCGTTAGGTCAAGAGGCTTCTTGATACTGACATACACAGGGTACACGGCAGAACCATCAGACGCCCCCGAAAACCTAGACGCGTAGTCAGCATTGGGGGTTGTGTATATGAACCCGCCAGCACTACGCACAAACACACTGAAGCCACCAAATCTTGAGCCGTGGTACACCACCAGCGGCTTGCCATCGGCATCGACCACCTTGCTATCACCAAACCATCGCTTAAATTCAGGTGTTTGCGTTTGGTCAATGCCAGCATTGGCATCCGAGCCACTGCCACGCACACCCTTCTTGCGCAGCGCCATGTTCTCGCGCATCACGGCTACGCCAATTTCCAATGCTGCTGATAGCGCGTCGGTCGAATCGTGAGGCAGCCCAAGAATGCTCTTGATGGTTCGCACCAAGTAATCCCAAGCAGAATGCAGCGGGCTTTGTGCTGGCGCTTTCATGCCGCGCAGCGCCTGCTGGAGTTTAGGGTTCGTGAAGGCTTCGCTCACAAACTCGCCTACATTCGTCATGCCGTACTGTCCAGCCGCACCGCCTTGCTTTTTCACATGGTTGAACAGCACGCGCATTTGTACGCTTGGCAGGCTCTTGCGATCCAGCGCCATCAAGGTAGCAGCATGTATCATTTCGTGCAAAAAGATTTGCTCTGCACGCCCAGTCGCCGCCTCCGTCATGGAAAGCGCGTGGTTCTTGCGGCTGTACTTGGCCAGGTGCTTGAAGCCACCCTTGCTACCCAAGTCACCAACAATATGAACACTCGGCGCAGCGCCAGTTTTCAGCAGCAGGCGTGCTACCTGCTTGTTGAACTTCGAGCGCGAAGTGCCAGCGATAAGGCGCAGCACATCTTGGGCAGTCTTGCCATCGCGCACCATGTCCATCACGGCGCGGTCTGTTGGCGTGCCTACCTTGCTGCCAGATTGCTTGGCTTTCGATTTTTGACCGAAGTAGGTAATATCGTCGTTCTCTGGGTCGAAGTTGCCGTTGTTGCCAGTGGCTGTTCGGCTGAATGCTGCGCCTTCGTTATCGGCGCCCTGAATCGTTTTCAGATCAGCCTCGTCTATGAACTCCAGTGCCGCCTGCTTCTTAGTGTCAAAGTTCGTATCTCCCCAAGGAGCGCCATCTGAACCAAAGCGGGTAAGCTGCCACTTACCGGCCTTCTGTGCCGATGGCGTGAGAATCAGCATGCGACCGTCTGACGTTTTTGCTTGCAGTGCAAATCCATCGTCGGGCATTGAAACTAGCTCGTCAGCCAGTGCCGTGCGCGCATTAAAGGAGCGGTCTGTCATTTCGCTGAATTTCTCAAGCGTAATGTTCTCCGCATCGCCTTTTTTCATCTTGTCCCATGCGGCCTGTGCATCAAGCATCTCCTTGATGGCTGCGCCTGTTGTTGGTGATGCACGGCTAAACCTAATATCTGGGTTTTTGCTATCAAATGCACCACTGTTGCCTGTAGCGGATTTGATCTGGGTGGGGTTGCGTACAACCAGCGCGCCGCGCGCCTCGTCCTTGATGTAGGCCGCGTCAAATCCATCGCCTGCCAGCCTGCGGCCAACGCCATCAAACCGCATTTCTAGCCAGTCCGCAGCTGGCGCTTTCACACTTCCTGCAATTTTGTCTGCCTTGATGTAGGCGGCAATGATTCTCCCCTTTCCAGTCGCGGCCTTCTTGGCATTCGCTTCTGTCAGCCCGAAGTAGTACCCGAACCCATCGCTTCGCTTGCTCTCACTGAAAGCGTTGAAGTCTCCGTTTGTGGCGTGATACACCACCAGCGGCCTGCCCTGATCATCCACCACACGCGAATCTCCAAACCAGCGGTAGAAGTTCCTCACCCCTTCCTCAGTCGGATGAATCGGCTGGCCATTGCTGTTCGTGGTCGGGCGGTCTTTGCCGTCGATGTTCAGGGTGGCAGGGAGTGCGGTGCGGCTGAACGCCTGCCCATATTCTTGCTGATACAGCTCGCGTTGCACGCGATCCCACACCTTCTCTTGCAGCGCCTGGGATTTCTTTGTTCTTGTCGCGGCTGTCTTTGAGTTTGGGTTGCGCATGCGCCACTGGTACACAAGCTCACTGCCAATTCCAGCCCGGCGATATTTTTTGTCAACAACTATGGTATCTCCGAAATAGTATGAGGCAATTACCTTCTCTCCGTCGTACACGGCAGCGCCGTTTTCACTATAGCGGGCGACAAGATTTGGGTACCATTTGTTTGAAAAAGGAACCGCTGGCTTGTCGTCAATTGACTTACCGCCAGAAGGTATCAAATCCTTGGCATTGGAATCTGGTGTTATTTTTGGTTCCCCAAGGAATTTCTCCCTAGTAAAGCCAGTGAACGGATGCGGCATGGCATCACCGATATTACGGCTGAATGCCTGCCCACCAGTGGGCCCACCATTCGGCCCACCACGCGCCATGCTCCGGGCATTCGCACGGGCCACAGCCGCAATGTCGGCCACGGTCAACTGCTCGGCCTTCAGGATCACGCCCTTGCCAAACAGCCATGCACGCACGGCTGCGGTCAGGTCGGCCAGCCACTTGCCAATGGTGATCGGAGCCTTGGCCCGGTCGTTCTCGTACTCCGTCACGATGTAGGCGGCGGCTTCCTCGTCGCTGGTTTCGCCTGCGCGGGCCATGCGGGCCTTCACGCGCTGAATGAACTCGTTCTGCGTGCCTGTCTTCAGCAAGCTGCCTGCACGCTTGAACAGCGGCTCCAGCTTGCCACCAGCGGCCATGTGAATGCCAACCTCGTGCATGAGCGTGCCGGGTGCGCTGGCTTCGGTCAGGTTGTCTGCCACCAGGAATGATTTTCCGGTTTGGCGGTCAAAGAAGCCCTCGATTGCGCCGTCTTGACTGAGTTTGGCGTCGATGTTGTCGCCTTCATCAGCCCCCATGCTTCTACGCAAACCATTCAGCTCCTGAGCCACACTCTGCCCCGTCTTGGCTGCACGGGCTTTAGCAGCGGCCTGTAGCGCATCTTCCTCAGTCTGCGCTACATGAACCAGCCCTTTAGCTTCTAAGCGCTCCAGCAGCTTGCCATAGGCGCGGCTGGCGGCGTGGCGGATGGTGGATGTGGTTGCACCTTTTGGTTTGGTTCGCAAATCGGCGTTGATTTTGTCCTCAAGCGTGCGGCTTTGCGCAGTGCTTGTTGCTGACAAACCTCTTGGCATTCCATTTTCTTGTCCATTCTGCGCTCCTTGTTGGCCGATATTACTGCGGCCGAACCGAATATCATGGTTTGCGCCGTCAAGCAGCGAAACCAATTCGCGCAAACGCCCGCGCTTGGCGGCCAGATCTTCCGCTTTGGGGAACGACTGCCCTACCTTGCTTTGAAGCTCTGGCAATTCTGACTTGGCGCGATCCAGTTGCCGTTGGAGCTGCTTGCTGCCGTAGCCTTCCGCCAGCCGCTCTACTGAGTTGAAAAGCTGTGTTGTCGCGTTCGTCAGGTTGCTTGTGACATAACTCTGATTGACCATTACGGTACTCAAAGGCAAGCTAGTCACTGTCTCACCCTCTTTGCTCACCAGCGATAAGGCGCTATCCACCAAGGTGTCGCCCTCATATCCGCTGTAGGCTGATGAATCCAGCACCAAATCGAAGCCCATCATGGAGCCTACGGTTTCGGTGCGTGAATCTTTCTGAACAATCCCCTTGGTCAGTGTGTTCAAGCGTGCGGCCAATTCCCTTGCAGCGGCTGTGCGCTGAATCACCATGCGCCCGCCAATCTCAGCCTCAAACAAAGAAGCATCGCCCAATGCTTCGCCGATGGCGGCATCAATGGCTTCCTTGCTGCTCACGCGCTTGCCATCCACGGCGACGGAGTATCGTGCATTGGCCTTACCCGCCTGCTGCACCTCTATAGCCTCTTTTGCTGCTGCATAGGCGCTGATAAGGCTGTCGTACTCTTTGCCCTCAATTTCCACTTTGCGGGCTTCTTTTCTGGCCTTAGCGTCTTGCAAGCTTCTTGAAGCTACTGCCTCTTGCGCTTTGGCACGCTCAATCAACTTAGGGTTCTGCGAGATTGCGCGCTGGGCAGACTGCAAAGCATCCTGCGCGCCGTACATACGGCGGCGGAACGCCCGCTCTTGCAACTCCAGCATATTGATCTCGGAATCGGTCTTGACGCGCTCCAGCAGCAGCGGGTTGCCCGATGCCAGCGCCGCCATTTCCGCCATGCTCACCGAATCCTCGTCCTCAAAGTCCATCGAAAACGCACCGTCGTATTTGCGAATGCCGTTGATGGTCTTGAGCTTGGTGGCGTTCAAATCCCACATCTTCGCGTCCACCGTGCGCTCGGTCGCGTAGGCCAGAATCTCCACCTCGAAGCCGTCGCCGTACTGCGCCAGCAATTCATTGCCTTGGCGAATGATGCGCCCCTCGCGCTGCTCAATGTCGCTTGGCTTCCAAGTCACATCAATGTGGTGCAGGCCAACAAGTCGTTTTTGCGCATTGGTTCCAGCGCCCATGCGCTGGCTAGAGCCAATCAGCACACGAACTTGACCACTGTTCACCGCATCGAACAGGGCTTGCTTTTGCTCGTCGTTGTTGGCCTCTTGGATAAAGCGAATCTCGTTGGCGGGCACGCCCATAGCGATCAGGTTGTCCTTGATCTGCTGATAAGCATTCCAGCCGCCAGCCTGCGCGTTGCGCAACTCTGAAATCTCGTTGGCATCGAACTTGTCCAGCGCATCCTGTGCGTTCTGGAATCCTTCTGTATCGTCCTTGGCCAACGCCTCATCGCGTTTGGCTACCAATGCGTCGTATTCCTTGATTACCTTGTCATCGCCCTTGGCCTTGGGTACAGAGCGATCCAAAAACACCATCTGCGCGCCACGGTCTGCGCTCCATTGGTCATAGATGCGTTTAATCTCTTGACTGGCTCGGTCGAGCTTGCCACCAGCCTCATCGCTGCTGCTGCGCGGATCAACCGCGCGCACATCCAGCGATAGCTTTCTGGCACGATCCATCAGGCGCAGGCGTGCGGCGTTGCGCTCGTAGGGGTCTTGAATGTCTTTCAGGCCGTCAAAACCTGCAATGGTTTCCCTCAATTCCGCCTCTTGCGCTGCGGTCGGTTTTACATTCACCAATTTGCGCTCGCCGCCCTTTACTTTGGGCACAGGGAATGGCTTGCCGCCGTTGTCCTCGCTGTACCAGCGTTGAATATCCTCAAGGCTCACCGCGTCCGTGAACTCGTAATACAAGTCCATGAGGCTGCGCATATTTGACCAACTGCGGCCAAGGCGCGTAACTTCCTTGAGTGATCCACTTTCCGTAGGCTCGAATGCCGCTGACGCTTCCACAAACTGCGCGCGCCATGCGTCGAAGTGCTCCAAGCCCATATCCTTGAGCTGCTGGGGCGCGAGATAGCGCATGACGGTGTACATCTCTACCGCACTATTGCTGATTGGTGTGCCCGTTAGAAATGCAACAGAACTAGCAGGGTTCTCCTGCAAAGCACGAACCTTGTTGTACAGGTCGTTGGCCTTGCGCGAACCCGTTTTGTCGCCCATGCCACGCACACCAGTCATGCGGGATGAGTAGTACAGGTTCTTGAACTCGTGGGCTTCATCAACGGTGAGATCGTCCACCCCCATTTGCTCAAAGGTCAGTAGGCGGTCTTTGTTGCCACTGTTGAGCTTGTCCATGCGGGTCTGAATTTTCTCAACCAGTCGCTCGGCCTCTTTCACGCCAAAAGGCTTGCGTCGCCCGTTGTCTATTCCATCCTCGCGCGCCTGATCCTCGGCATCCTTTACAGCTTTGACTGCCTGATCCATCTCCATCTGCAAAAAGCGCTGCTCAGTCGCTGCGTCGATGCCAATGAAGCCAAAGGATGAATGCGGCACAACGACAATATCCCAGTCGCCAGTGGCAATCTTTCCAAACAAGCGGCGGCGGCGCTGCTTCTCAAAATCCTTCTTGCCTGCGGCCAACACCTTTGCGCCTGGGTACAGGCGGTAAATATCGGATTCCCACTGATCGACCAAGTGGTTAGGCACAACAATCATGGGCTTCTTGGAAAGACCCATGCGGCGGCGCTCCATCGCGCGCGCAATAGCGGCAAAGGTTTTGCCTGCGCCAACGGCATGATCCATCAGCAATGCGTTATCGGTAATCCCCCGCCAAATCACATTCTTCTGGTGGCGGCGCATACTGATTACGGAATCAGGCACTTTGCCTGGCAGCTTCAAATGCGAACCGTCACGCTGGCGCACCACGCGGGTATTGAACTTCTCATTGAACAAGTCCACCAATGCCGTGCGGCGCTCGCCATCCTTAAAAACCCAGTCCAAGAATTCAGCGCTGATTTCCTTTGCCTTGAGCTGCGCCAGCTTGGTAAATTCTTCATGGCGCACAGATCTGCCATCTTCATTTTTTACCGTTACCACAACAGGCTGGCTATTCATCAAGCGGCCAAGTATGTAATCCACGCTCGCGCCTTCGCTTGACCAATCGCGCGCGGCACTCGTTGAGCCGTTCACGGTCAGCGTAAAAGTGTTTGAGACTGGCGAAAACTGCACCTTGGCCTTGCCGCCACTCAAATGCTCGGCGAAGTCGGCATAAACCTTGGGCGGAACCCAAGTAGAGCCAAGCATCACGGTCACGGCCTCTGCACCCCATGCCTCTGGCTGCACTGCCTCTAGTGCGCTCACATTAGCATCAGCCCTGGCTACCTTGGCAGCATTGAGCTTGCGGCGCACATTGCCAGAAAGGTAGGCATCTGCGGTTTCCCACTGCTGAGTTTCAGGGTCTAGGAACACCAGCGGCTTCGATCCCGCTTGCAGCTCAGACAGCGCCTCATCAGCGCTCAAACCGCGCAATTGCGCAATGCGCTCAACATCAACGCGCCCGCGTTCTGACAAGGTAATGGCCAGCGCATCCGAAGCGCTATCGGCCTTTGTCGCAGGCTCGTACTTTGGAACTACTCGCTCGCTCAGAATGGGCGCACGAACTGCCTTTTCAGGCGTGGCTTTTAATCCGCTTTTCTTAGCGCGCTCGGCTGTAATCTCTGCCTGATACGACACCTCCAATGCAGCAATCAACCCGCCGTCTGGCATCGTCATCAGGTAGCTCAGGTTGGATGAGCGATTGACTGGACCAAATTTTTCTACAAAGGCATCGTAGCGTTTCGCAAGCTCTTTGCGGTTTGCGTCCATCACGCCCTTGGCTGCGTCGGCAGTCTCTAAAACAATCTGGCGCTTGAGCGAATCCCGCAACACAACGGCTGCTTGCAGCCGCTCCATACCTGTCTTGCCAAGGCGGAACTTCTCTGGAACATCGGCTTCATTCTTGAAGATAATGCGCTCTGTCAGGTTGTTGCGCGTGGTCTTGCCGTCCCTCACCACCTTGACGGGCTTGCCTTCGGCATCCTTTACTACATCGTTGTAATACCAGTGGCCATCAGCATCCTGCATGAGCTGGTCAGACCAGGGGCTTGCCGCCGTAATGGACTGCATCCCCATTTCAATACCGCCCTCTGGCGTTTCGCGCTCTACAACACGCTCAATAACGCCACCACGATTCAATTGAACATGGCCAACCTCTTGCCCACTGAGCGCAATGCGCAGCGCATCGCTCATGCTTTTGTGGCGCTTCTCGATCGCATCCAGCACATCCGCGCCGAAGTTTTGGATGTTCTGCGGCAGGCGCTCTACAGCCTGAGCCAACAGGCTCTCCATGCTGGCGGGGTCATCCAGCCGAACGGTAATGTCTGCGCCGTGCTGCATCGAGCCTGAACGCTCCATCACACCAAGAATGTTGGCTTTATTCTTCTCGAAATAGGCGTTCACCGTCATCGGCTCGCCGCCAAGAGGGTCAGCCATATCCGCCGTTTCCACCCAAACAGGAACCATCGCAGCGGCTTGCGCGTCCGCGCCTTTCTTCCCTGCTTTGAGTTTTTTGTATTCCTCAACCGCAACGCTCATCGCGGCTTGCTCGCCCGCGTCTAGCTTCTGCAAGATGATGATGTCAGTCACAACTTCCGTGCGCGCGTTCTCCTTGAAAGCGGTATCTGGCAGGCGGATTGCAGCTATTAGTTTGGCTCGCTTTGCCAACTCCAAACGGGTGCTCTTGTCTTTTGCGTCCATGAGGAAGCGCGAAACCACCATCGCCTGAATACCACCTGGCCTAAGCGCATCCATGCTGGCGCGGAAGAACTGGTTATGAATCGACACGCCAGCCAGCTCTGGCTTGTACTGGAAGCGCAAAGATTCAGAACCAAAAGGCGGGTTCCCAATGCTTAAGGCAAATGCGTTATCGGCCAGCGGCACATCTTGGAAGCCAGAATGCAATACCGTGGCTTGCGGGTACAAGGCTTGCGCAATGCGCGAGGTCAGGCTGTCGTACTCCACGCCAATGAAGCTCGCTGGCGTTCCTTGCGGCTTCAAGCCCAAGAAGTTACCAACCCCCATTGAGGTTTCAAGCGCCAGACCACCCTTGAAGCCCAATCGCTCCACCGCCTTCCACATGGCTTGCACAACAGGCTTGGATGTGTAGTGCGCATTCCGCGTAGATCGGCGCGCTGCCGCGAACTCAGCATCGTCCAGCAGCTCGCGCAGCTCCTTGCCACGCGCGCTCCATGCACTCTTGTACTCACCCGTCAGCGGGTCAGGGAAGGCATTAGCAAGCCCACCCCAGCCCACATAACGCGCTAATGCGGCCTGCTCTTCTGGCGTGGCTCGGCGGTTTGCTTCTTCAATAGCCTTGAGCGTGCGAATGGCTGCAAGGTTGTCATTGAACTTGGCGACTTCGCCACCCTGTCCAAGCCGTGTTTCGTCCGTGATTTGGAAGTCAGCGGCAGGAACATTGGGCGCGCTGGCTGGTTCGCCAGCAACTTCTGGGCGCGTGTCTGTGCCAATGGCCTGCTCTGCGGCTGCTTTATCCGCAGACTTGGCTACTCGTCGGGGCTTCCGTAATCCTCCACCGTCTCTGGTTTCAGGAGGATGAACTCGCTCAGTGCCACTTCCTCCGCTTCGTGCGACCTGTAACCCTGCTCCATCAACTCCAGCACCCGATTCTGTGCGTTTACCGCTGCGGTCTGTAGCGTCGATTCCAGCTCGCCCGCTTCCCTCAACGACTTCACCCGCTCTGGTAGCCACTGGCTCCAGTGCTTGCGTGCCTGTGCTTTGAATTTCATTGCGCTCATCGGATTTCGCCTCCTTGTTGTCATTATCGGCTGCCTCTTGCTCATCTACGGCAACAGCTTCATGAGATTCAATTTCTGCCTTAGTCTCAACATCAATCACGGCGCGTTTGGTATCAACGCCTTTTTTGCCGCCTGACATCGCAATGTATGCGCCTTGCAAGTGGTCTATCGTCAGAGCATCCGCAGCTTCATTGCCCAAGTGCTTCCGCATCTGGTCTAGTGCGAACTTTGATGCGTCTTTGAACTTGTGATAACCCAAGCGGAACGCCGCGTCCAGTACGCGGGCGAGAACTGGCAACAGTTTTTGCTCTTGCTCTGGAACAATAAACAGCTTATTGCCCTTGCCTAGAATGTCGCCTAGGTCTGCCAGCGCGTTCATCAAGTCGGCTTTGGCGCGGGTTTTGTCTGCGTCTGGCTTTTTGGCGGCTGTCTTTTTGGCGGTTGGCGCTGGCGCGGCCTCTGGTTTTGGCGCAGTCTCTGTTGGCGTTGGCGCTGTCTTGGCATTGACTTCCTGCATTACCTCGGCAACTTCATCTACCAAATCTTTCCTTTTATCTCGGATATGAGCAGCCAAACTTTGGAGGAAAGGCGCTGGCGCTTCAGAAAGAACGCGCTCAACATCCTGTTTCCGCAGCTTCTCAATGGAATCTGCGGCAATCCCGATCATGGATTTTAATTGCGGCGGCGTGGCAATTTGAGGGGTTACTGGTGGGCTGGTTGTTTTCTTAACAGTCGCTGTCTTGTCTCCATCAGGCGGACTAGCCACAACCTTTGTTTTGCCTTCATCTACGCCTTCAAGCATCTTGACTTGATAGAAGGTCTGGCCTGCAACAACCTCAGTCTCACCCGTGTACTCTGCCTTATCTCCTTTGACATAAGTTTGTACGCGCTCACCCTTATTCTCTAGCGACGCCTCCGCATCAACTGCGCCTTGTGTTCGGTACTCAAAGCCGCTGTCTGCCTGCTTGTCTGTGCGCTGCTCGTCTTGCGCTGTGGTGTTGGCGGCCTCATCCGTGGCTTGCTCAACGGGCGGAAGGCCGCGCTGCCCCCGCTGGATAGCATCAACACGATTGTCGATCTTTTCCCACTGAGCATCGGTAATCGCATCTTCACCCCATGCCTGCGTCAAACCCATTTCGGACACTACGCGGCTTTGGATAGTGGTGTAGTCCTCGATACCTTTCTTGCCATTCTCACGATCTAGCATTTCGGACGGCGTGCGCCTTACAGCAGCCCAGCCGCCATCTACCTTGCCTGCGTAGTGCGATTCCTCAATGCCTTTTTCCTCGATAAATTTAGCCGCTGCACCCTCTGTTTTGTAGGGATTCCCATTGCTCGACAAGATGATGCGCTCCCCCTCCAGTCGCACCTTTTCAGCCCGCAAGTATTCTTTGCGAACCGAATCATCCGCCTGCTGGCTACGGGTTTTTCGTGCCGCTATAGCCTCATGAATAAGCGCCCGCTCATCCTCCGACATAGCTGACCACTCTGTATAGGCAAGGCGCTTACCATCCTCATTAAGCGTGCCGTCACGGTTCGACATGGACGGTACATCGCGAATGAGTCCTGTCTTCTCCTCGAAATACTGGTATGGCGCACCAGCGTCCTTGCCGCTCAATGCGTTATCAGCTACACCAGTCGCCCCGCTGCCCAGTCGAGTTGCGTCATTCTTGGCGGGCTTGTCGCCCACAGTCACCATTTCCAGCTTGCCGCTATCCTTGGTGGCTTGAAAAGCCGCTCTCGCCCTCATGCTTGCCAATTCGTCATTAAGCACCTGCTCTGTGTCGTGGCTGGATGTGGGTATGCCTAGCGTCTTTGCTCTTTTGCGGTAAGCCGCCCAGGTATGCACATTGCCGCTCTCTATTGCTTCGGCGCGTCCGCCTGCCAACCCGCCAGCCCTCAGAGATAGCCACTCTTTGTAGGCTGACTTTACTGCCTCTGGCGCATTTGTTTTTGGCTCGCGCTTGCCAACTTTTCGGAAGTGCTCTTGTTGCCCATTCAAAAACTCACCCAACTCATCTTCACGCGCTGTATCTGCCTTTACTTTGGCGTTATGCGCTTTTGCGCGAGCGGTCATCCAGTTTGAGTATTCATCAAGCCCATGTGAGATGGCAAACCGTGCCGCCTCTGTTCGAAGCACTGGGTCGGCCAATGCTTGAGGGTTATTCATCCACGCATCGTTGTCTTTGGCGGCCTCATCCGTGACTTGCTGCTGCACAAGTGCAGCCTGCGCCTCTTCCTTCTCAGCCGCCTTCTTCGCCCGAACGCGCTCAAGGCCTTCTTTCAAAGTCTTAGGTGGCGCTTCTGGCGTAGCCTCTTGCTGCTGGGCAAAAATATCGCCCTGCCCACTCAAACTATCCTCTGCGCTTTGCCCAAGCTGGAAGCTATCCGCTGCGGCTTCGCTTCGGCGAGTGACTTCATCGCGGGTTTGTTTGGCGCGGTCTGCCGCCTCTGCATCACGCTGCTCTTGCTCTAGCTCTTGCTGGAGTGCTGCCTGCTCTTCCTCTAGGGCTTGCAGTTCCTGTGGTGTTTGTTGGTCTAGCGCGAAGCTCTCGGTTTCGATTTCTTCACTGCTTCCTTCGCTATCTGGTGCGCTATCTGCATCTCCTGCTCGCTCGGCACTTTCTGCGTCAGCACTTTGCTCAATAGACTTAGCCCGCTCTTGCTGCGCAATAAGCTGCTCGCGCTCGATGTCTGTGATGTTTTCATCGCTCAGTCTTTCAAATAGTTGATTGCGGGAAAGTGTCGGGGTTTCACCGAACATACTACCTTGGTCTGCATTGGCTCGTGCCGCCTCAACTTGGCTTTTTGCCAAGTTTGCCCAAGCTCGTAGGCCATCAGCGATTTGGTTTGCGCTGCCGCTATTCTGCTCGAAGAATCTAGCAACTGCAATTGCCTCTGGGCTTTCATCAATTTGTACTGTTCTCAAGTAGTCGGATAGCTTCTCGCCCTTTTTGGCGGCGTTTACCGCGAGGCCAGCAGCGTCTGCAACTGCCTGGCGAATATCAAACTCGCCCGTGCCGTCAAGCTGTACCATATCGCCAGCGGCCATAGTAAGCGCGTTCAGGATGCGCTTTGCGTCATCATTCACAGATTGTGTGGCAAGCTCAACTAGAGAATCGCTCATGTACGCTTGCTTAAATGCTGCGGCTTTGATGCGGTCTATGAGTTGAAGTGTTGGCAAGCCTTGTTTGTCCAGCATATCGCCGCGCTCTTGCGTTGGCATAGCGGCCATAAATTGGCGCATGGTGTCCGATGTTGGATTGCCTTTATCGTTGAACTCCATGTCGCGCAAGTCCATCCTGCGCACATCGTTGCCCGCTCTTTCCAGAACAGACAATTGCAAGTTCGACTGGATATTGCTGCGGTCGCCAATATCGGCGGTCACATCAGCCTCATCCATTACACGGACAAGAACGGGGCGACTAAACCCAGCTAGTGCTTGCGGGTCAATGCCAAGACTTTCGGCCTCTTGCGCCAAGTCTGCTGCATACCCACCAGTAGTACCGCGATTCCAAGCCTCTTGCAAGCCAGCCACTCGGCCATTGCCAGCGACTGCGCGAAGTTTGCCTGGTACTCCTTCGGCATATTCATTGTTGGTCGTGCCGTCCGCGTTGTTTGAAGCGAGTAAATCGTCAGCCTCAACGACTGCATAGTTTGTAGGAATACGCTTACCGCTGTCATCCGCTACTTGCTGCGTTCTGCCTACAATCAGCTTGCTTGGCAGGTCGCCAAAGACCATTGGTGCGCCGCGATCCATTGTGCTGCTCGTGCCCGCTTTCAGGAAGTCAGGTTTGGCAACAATGTTATTCATCTGCTGAATGCTGGCCGATGTTGAGCGGTCGCGGTTTTGCAGCACTACTTTTGGTGGTGGAGGCGCAATAGCCGCAGCGTCAAGGCGAGCAGCGCGGGGCTTGCCGTCTGATGTGAAGGTGCGCAGGGACTTCGCGCCACTGGTCAAATCAGATTCATTGACAATGACAATCTCGCCCGAGAGAGTTTTTACTGCGCGGGTTTTTGGTGCTGCGCCCGACGCTCTTCCGCCTTGCGATTGTCCCTCGCCTGCTTGCTGGGCTTCTTGGGTTTGTTGGCCATTTAATGCTCCTTGTTGTGAGATTGAACCGAAAACAGACGCGCCACTGTCCACCGCCATCGCTGCTGCGCCTGATAGTGAACCGTTTGCTGGGTTTAAGCCCATAGCGCGGGAAGGTGGAATTACCTCTGGTGCGCGTTGAATTGGGGTTACATCAGTAACGCCGCCACTCAATCTATCGCTCAATCGATTATTGCGGTCTTGCGCTGTCAGTGCTTGGCCGTTGCCATCTACTATGATCGTTGGGGCTTCTAGTGCTTGCGTTTGACGCGCAGCAGGGGCAAAGCCGCGTACATCTTGGTATTCTGGCGTGTTTGGGATTGGGGTTACATCGGCAATATCGCCAGCAGCTCGCGCCGCGATTCGAGCATTTCGATCTTCTGCTGTCTCGGCTGTGCCGTCTGCATTGACTGTAATTGACGGTGCTGGAAGTTGCGGGAACGCACCTGTAGCTTGCGCTGCATCTGTAATAGGGGTGTTTGATTGTGGGGCAGCTTCGCCCGTTTTCCCGTTGCGGAACGGATTTGTAAGCGCTTGGTATCCTTTTTGGCCAGCGAACATTGCACCGCTTTGACCAACAGACGATAGCGCCTCAAGAGCTGCATTTTTCGTATTCCAGTCGCCAGTAGCAGCGCCTTGGCCAACATACTCACCAGTGAACTCGCCAGCAGGGTCGAGTGCGGCAGCGCCAGCATTTCGAGCGATATTCTCTGCGCCAGTGCGTGAGGCTTGATAAGCAGTATCAGATGCAAGACGGCTAGAGATTTCGGCGGCTGAATTCTTCATCGCCTCTTTAACGGCGATTTTGTCAGCAACATCAACACCCATGTCCACTAGAGCGCGATTCACTGCTGCACGAGCAGGAACATTCAATAGTCGGCCAGCGATACCCGCAGTAGCTGTATCTACCGCACCGATAATCCCGCCTTTGATTGCTGACTGGCCAAGAATCTTATCGCCGTTTTCAGCGACAAACTTCTCTACCGCAACAGTGTCCATTGGGTCAATGTTGGCCTTGTGCAGCGCGTCTTGCAACTGCCCGCCGCCCTCTACCAAAGTATTACCCGCAGCAGCGCCCGCCCAGCCGCCAGCGATACCGCCAGCGATATTGCCAACTACGGGCACGGCTGTACCAGCGGCAGCACCAGCAGCGCCACCAGCTACTAAGCCGACCATAGGGGCTACGCTATTGCCAAGCTGGGAAACAATACCTTCTCGCAAGGCGTTTACATTTTTGCCAGTCTCGCGTAATCCGCTGACAAAGCCTTTGGATTCGCGCCAGTCTTTAGCGAACTCCCTGCCAACGCCCGCAATACCGCCTGTGATACCGTCGCCATCTTCCCAAGCCTTAGAAAGTTCGTCACTTTCTTTTGAGCTTGGGTTTTGTTGGTTGTATATCTCTGCATCACGGATTGTTTCAGCCGTCCCTGCGGTGTCGCCAGTCGCCAGTTTGGTTGTGATTGTGGCACTTTGCTTGGCTCGTTTTAAGCCACGGATAAAAGCGCCATCTTTCTCTTCGCCATCTAACTTTCCAGTGAACGGCTCGTATTCTGGTGTTGCATCTAACTCACCTGTGAATGGTATGTACTCTGGATTTGTCATTGCATGGGTCTTTGCGGTTACTTGGCGATTACTTTATTCCCGTTGGCATCTTCATAGACCGTCTTGCCGTTTGATTGGCCGACAATCTTAGTCATACCTGGTGGTAATGATGGTTGCTGCGCCCCTTGGTCAAAGCGCCTAAACTCACCAGTGCCTTCATTGTAAGCTGCAAGAGTACTTTCAGTTTTATTTCCGAGCGCATCTGTGCCGCCTTGTAGCGCAATTCCTTTCCAAGTGGCATTTTTGTCACGCCCAAAGACATCGGGGAATTGTTTGATTAGTGCATCACGCGCTTCTGGCGTTGTTGCTTTGTCGTATTGCGCCAAAATACCCTCTTTGCGCTGCGCTTGACGGAAGTCAAAGCCTCGCATTTGAGAGTCCTGCGCGTTTTTGTCTGCCAGCATCCCTAGTTCTTGGCGTTTGAGGTCATTTTGTGACGACAGCCTGTTGTTTGCGCCATCTTGCTGCAAGCCTTCGCGCTGCAAAGCCGCGTTTTCTTTCATTGCGGCCAAGTCGCCTTGTGGCTGCATCCCTTGTTTTTGCAAGTCTGCGCTCACTGCTGCGTTATACCGCGCTACTGCGCCTGTTGGGTCTGATGCTTGTGGCTGTTGGCGATTGCGGCCACGGCCACCTGAAACAGAGCCAGAAGCGCCGCCTGGACGATTCATGATGCTGTTTGCGGAAACACCCATATTACGCAAAGCATTGCGCGATGCCCAATCGTTTGCGCTGCTCAATACTGTGGGCGCGTTTATTTGCTGGGTTTGTGGCTGACCGCCGCCAAGCGCCATGCCGCGCACCTCATTGCCATAACGGGCGCTCAAGGCGTTTGCCGCATTCATGTTTTGCGCGTTTGGCTGACCAGTGAAGTTGCCAAAGCCCATGCCTGCGGGGTTGTCGCTGTAATTCCCACGGCTGTGCTCGTAAGCGTTTGTGCCTTCCACTTGGCGCGGGGCTGGTGCTGTATTGCTTGAACCAGTTGGGGAGTTATCTGTTGATGCGCCTGGGGTCTTATCGGCAGCAGGCGGCACGATGTCGCTTGCTGGCACGCTTGTGGCAGGTGGTGGGACTTCTGCTGCGGCGGTGGCAGGTTTGTCATTTGGTGTTAGAGATGTTGCCATGCCGCCATTGCCCCCAGTCAAAGCAGAGCCAAAACGAAACACTGGGTCTAATCCTTGACTTGCCTTGTCTCTCGTGGTCTGTCCTATCGCATCAAAGGCGCTGCCGAACGATTGTATTAAGTTTGATGCCCTAGCCCCAGCTGCGCCAGCACTATTGCCTGCGCCCTCCATTTGCTGTGCTGCCTGCTCCCGCGAACGAAAGCCTTTGGCCACCATTTCCCCAGCTGGCGACAATCCAGTCACCCCAGCGCCTCCTGTGCGGCTATTCATATTTTGCGTAGCGGCCTGCTGTTGTTTGATGTTATCCAAATCAGTAGCAGCTTGCGCTCTATTTGCAGCAATTCGCTCTTGCGAAGCCCGAACCATGTCCGCCGCAGCCTTCCACTTGTCCAGGTCCTCTGGGTGCTTTGTGTTGCCCCCATCGGCCAAATACTGCCGTGGCACATCCGCAGCAGCAAAGCCTCGATTAGATAACATGGTGTTCTGTGCCATACGCGCACGGCTTTGGCGCACCATTTCAGCAGCTTTGGCTAGTTTGTTTTCATCAAAGCGCCCATCGGGTTGTTGAATGTTCATGCGGGAACTCCTTATTCGTCTTGGTTAAGATTTTGCTGCGCGTTGGTCAATTATCCTAGACCTGCTCAGGTTTATTCCGAAATACTGGTTGATACACTATTGCTTGCGCCAGCAGAGATGCCATTTAAGCTAGATGCGGCAGCGTCGCCTACCATTTTCAGGTTGGCCATAGTCGATTGCATCCGCATTTCGGCTGTCTGCATTTTAGATTTCAGGTTGGATTCTTGTGCCCGCGCCTTCAATTCAGCATCTGTCACTTCCAACTTGATGAACGGATCGAGCGCCGCGCTCTGTGCGTTGTACAAAGAGACAAGGGTTTTAGCCGCTTCATTCTTGATGCCGCTGATTGATTGCGTCAGGTCGGCAGCAGTTTGTGGTGCAAGCATGATGGTTTTCACATAGTCGCCGACAGCTTGAAGCGCTTGGATGAATAAGTCGCCAGCAGTTTTAATCGCAAATTTTATATTCTCCATCTCTGCCTCAAAGCTCTTGATTGCAATATCGCGGTTCTGCTCTGCTAGTTTGTCCCTTACATCCTGTTGGATGAGTGTTTGTGTGTGCAGCATAGCGCCTGGCGGCAAAGGCCAGCCTGCCCGAGCATACTTTTCAGTCGCATCAGCCATGTTCCGCGCCGCTTCTTTTAGCATCCGTGTTCGGCTGCGCTCCCACAAAGCCCGCTCAACATCCTCATTGATGCCAGTGCCACCTACATTGATTGCCTTCTTGCACCATGCAACTGCATCAGCAAGCAATGCGGTGTCGGGGAAAGCAATGCCTACCATCTTGTCAAAGGCTTCGTCAATAATGGCTGTCAGCTCTAGGTTCTTGTCGTCAAAATACTGCATCGCTACGGCAGGGTCGTCGAAAGTCAGATTTGCAGGTGGTTGCACCATGCTGTAAATGGTTGTTAAATCAGGGATTGGCATTTGGTCTGCCACTCCAACATCAGCTTTGATCTCGTCTGCGAAGTCAAACGCTTTGCCAAACCAGTATTGGGCGTTGTCCCACTTTGCATTGATGATTTGCGCGTTGATGTACGCTGGATAGGACGCGGAAGGGAAGTCTGGAAGATTGACGATAGGCATGGTTAAATTCTCCGCGTTGATTCTGCGAGCAGGAATCGGATGTTGTCCACCTCGAAGTCCTCGCCGTTGTTGTTGTAAAAGGTAGGTATGACATAGGTACTGCGAAGGCCGCGCCCAAGGTCAAAACGAACTTCTCGGATACTGCCGCCATGCGCCCGACTTGCATAATTCCCGCGTGTCGGCTTACCGTCTACCAGTGAATCAATACCTAAACGCATAGCGCCAGCACGAGCGCCGATATAGCAGTAAGAGATATTCTTCATGTTCGGCTTGCCGAAGTCCAATTGCCCGAAGCCGAACTCTGAATTGATTTTCTCTGCGCCGTCTGCATTGCCATCAAGTAAGAACAAGCCGCCAGCGTTTGCACCGTAGTGCTTGCCATCGATTGTGGCAAAACTGTTAAAGGCATAAGCACGGTAGCGGGTTGTTCCGCCTACGCCGCCATCCTCGATAGAGGCGCAGAATACCTCATTGGCTGCGTCGAACTCGCTAACACCTGCCCACTGCACAACATCTTGCGGGCTTGATGCTTCGCCGCCGATACTGCCGCCTAGCAGCATGAACATTGGAACGGCCTGTAATGTCGATACCGCTTCGGCATCTATGCTGCCGCCTAGAACTCCCACCATGCTGACTGTTTTTAGCTCTGCATAACGAATAATTCCCACTTCACCGCCAAGATAGCCCGTCATCTCTGCTGTGGCCATCTCCATCGCGCTGAATACTGAAATGTCGCCATCAGCAAAACAAACAAGCGCTCGCGTTTCCATTGGTGGCGTATCAATACCGCCAAGTGGTTCGTCGCCATTCTGCCCATTAAGCTGAATAACAATCCCCATCGGGATGATGACTTGGCCGAAGGCGATTTGGGGGGTGGTCATTTCCCCGACGCTTGATGAAACAAGCATTGGCAGCTTGGCGTACATCATGTTCAGCGGGTCGCCTAAGCGTGAATGAAGCGCTGGCAGGACTGCTTTTGACGAGTGATCGCCCGTTATTTTTGTTTTGAGCGCGGGTATTTTGTTTGGCTTGTAGTTGCTTGCTTGGCTTGAAGCTAGCAAAAAAGGCAGCGTCGCATTAACCGAGTTGATTTTTGGCTCTTCTAAGATGCCGATGTCGCTAGATGATGAAGCTAGAAGTGGAAGCCTGGCTAAGATCCGATTGTCTGCCAAATCAGATAAGGCTGAATTGAATAGTGGCAGGACTGCAAAAACTATATTGTCCAAAGCTCCGTCACTAAGCCGCATCCTCAAAGCTGGAAGCCGAGCGCCGAAAGGTGCGGTTTCAGCAATAGAGCCAATTAACGGAAGTTTGTATGACCCGTAAACCTCGCCGCCGCCATTCTCTCCATACGGGTCATTGGCTGCCCTTGAAAACAGTGCGTCAGAGTGTGTTGGTGGCGTGTCGTAGCTTGTGGATAGGCGCAGTCTTTCGCCTTTTGTGTAAATGCCATTGAAGAACTCCTCATCTTCGTTGGTGTATTCACTAGCATTACTATCGTTATCGTCGCCAAACCATCTTGGGGCAGTTTCTATTTTCCACTCATCGGTTTCGTATGGTGTTTTTGAACCAGTAGAAGCCGTGTAAAGAGTTGTCGGGAAGCGCTTATAAATCCTGAATGTATTGGCGTCCCCAGGCAATGCACTCCAAGCCTCTACCTGTACACCATTCTCAATGACGCAAAATTCATTATCTCGAATCATGAACCCGTTGGTGATTTGGCTCGGCGATGTGCTTTTTGTAGGCGACTTGCTTAAGCCAACAACGATGATTGATCGCTCAATATCCGTAGATAAGACCGTAAACTTAAAGCAACAAGCGCCGTCAAAAGTATCAAGCGCTCTTGCTGACCTTGGCCAAACTATTTGTGACATTGTTTTTACCAGATAAATGCGTCTGCCGTTACGCACCTTCGCCCAATAACATACCCATAAGAGTCTGTAACATCAAAACAAACTGTCTGTGTCTGTGTCTGTCCACCGCCGCCAGTAGACCCGCCGCCAATTGACCCGAATGGAGGTTTTGGGTTGGTTTGTGGCGGTGGTGGCGGTGGCGGTGGCGGTGGCGGTGGCGGTGCTGGGCCACTCACCACGAAGAGTTTTGTTATTGGCCGATTGGCGCTCATTTTGTTAAGCGCTCAAAGGCTGCTCAAGCACATAGCCTCCGAGCGCAAATGTCGCAGCAGCAACAAACGCAGTGTCTGTCAGCGTCATTTCTGAGGCGTTGGTTAAGCCTACTGTGCCTTGAATACGCTCATCGGTTGAGCTAAGAGCGCCAGTGTCGCCCGTCAAAACTTGGCGGTAGAAAGTGGCAGTGCCTGTTGCTGCGTTCGTGCCCGACCAAACATCCGCTGGCGGCTTGCGCAAGAATCGTCCATCTTGCAATAGCGTTAAGCCTGTGGCTGTGCTGTTCAGCGACACGCGGCACAAGAGCGTTGCAGACCCAATAGACGCATCGGCATTTGCTGGCACTGCGCCAGCGTAAATGTCAATGAATCCTAAGTCCATTGTGTCTTTGATTGACGCGCCGCCCATGATGGATGAGGCTAGGCCTGATGAGATAAAAAAGTTGCTCGCCATGATGACTTACCTTTCAGTTTGAAGTCGGTGGAATAAAGAATGAAAATGAAGTAACTAATAAGCTTCCGCCATTTTCCAAGTTTTTGTTTGGTAGCCAAAGCCCTTCACCTATTCGCCCATCGATTCTAGGCGTGAATTCGTTTTCTGAGCCATTGTCTGGAGAGTTCCAAACAAAGCGCCACCATCCAGCTAACCCACTTTGCGTGACATTTAGCTGCCAGTTTCCATCATTCTCACAAAGCCCAGGTATCGCGCCAGCCTTTAGCTGCAAACCACCCTGCGGGTTGCCAACTGTAAAAGGCAATCCGTTTTGCGTGATTTGCCCAAGCAAAACGCCTTGCTCTGCTCCATCTGCGTTTAACGGCGGTTGCCCGCTAAAGATTTTGATGCACCCGCGCTGCATCATTGCGCCAAGACCGTAGTCTGTAGCCATCGCTGCGCGAAGTGCAGAGCTTAGATTGATCATTTACAAACTCCACAAAGGCAGGATGTTGTCGTCCATCCCGCTAATTCCAGTTATCGCCTCAAGATCGAGTGAGCTTGATTTGAAATACACCCAAGTATCCGTTGGTGCGCCAGTTTTGCCAAACCCGAAAGGCTGCCCAAACAACGCGCCACCAAGCGCATAATCAGAATCGAATACGCCATCTGCCAAATTATCAGGGAATCTTACACTTCTACCAAACACTACGGGCGCTAAAGGGGTAGACCTTGGAGAGCCAGCAGCACCGCGTGAATATGGCGCTCCTGCTGGGCGCTCAAAACTAACCCCACCAAGACCAAAGCTGCCCTTAAAGTCTGATGCGGGCAATCCGCTTCCCGACCATCGCCAAGCTGGATGTATGTATTGTGTCCAAAGTGCTGTGGTTAAACTGCTTTTGTCTGTGTACATTGGCACAAGCCACGGATCCCCGTTTGATTGTGCATCTACCGTCACGCTTGAATAAAGTGTTTTTACGAGTGTTGGGGCTTTGATGTCCCGCATTACTGCTGCTGAAACTGTCGTAACGCTGGGGGATGTTGAAACAATCGTGAACTCTATCCAGTGAGTGCGCTCTGTGTTTATTGGGTCAAGGTACAGAATATGCTTCACCACCCCATCGACCGCTACATCAGAACTGCCTACAGCGCCACCACTGGCTGTGTTGTAGTAAACCCACTCAAAGCTATCGGCAAAGATTAAGCTGGCGTACAGCGCCCGTTTTGATGTGTTGGCCAGGCTATTGCGCGAACCTTCATGCGCGACCTTCATCTCTACCCATTTAAGCGTGTTTTCTTCGTAGTAGGGGTACAGTTTTACTTGCCCATTGGCGGTTTGTTTGTATAGACCTGCTATATCAGTGACGAGAATGTCAATCTGCGAAGTCGCAACCTCGCTTGCCGTATCGCCATCGAACTCGTAGAAGTGCAGTTTTTCGCCCTGCCATTTGGACGAAGCGCCGTTGCCGTCGTCTAAAAGTTCAGCCGCAGCAACGATCGCCTTTGTGCCATCCTGAGAAAACAGCGCCGACGAGTAGAAGCCGCAAGGGTTAAACGGTATCGTGAACTCTTTGATTGTCGCCCGCGTCTTAATGAAGTCCTCCATCTTGCCACCGCGCAGAATGAACTTGCAGACTGTTGCAGGGTTTGGCGTTTGGTATGGCAAGCCAAACTCTTCATAGCTCAATGTGCGCACCTCAAGCTTCCATGATGCTTGTACTAAGTCAATGCCCACTTCACTATCAACGCAAGCTGTATCAGGCGGCAGGCTTTGCTTGGCCAGTATCTTGCTGTAACGCTCTTCGCGTCGCTTTTTCTCTTTGACGATCTTATCCCACTGCTCAGACTCCATTACATCGCCAGTCATTTTGACGACCATGCCAGCGCCAAGTAAGTTTTCTCGGTGAATATTAAAGTCGGCTATCACATTGGCTACAGCAATAATATCGGTCTGCTTAAAGCTATACACTTGCTTTTCGCCCCATATCATGTTCCGAGTGCCAAGATACCCGCCCAAGCTCGGGCTATTGATTGTGCCGATAGAGCCAAACAAGGGATGTCGCCAAGTTGTGCAGGACGCACCCCTTGGGTTGATTGATTCTTGTACTGTGGCGACTTCACGCTCGCTGAATGCAAGGCCAAGATTGGCTTTGTTCCAAGTGCCGACCGTCATAACTTCGCCTATTAACTGCGCTGTCCCGTTCAGGGTGTATTGCGCTCGGCTTCCGTTTGTGTAGTCTTTGATCATTGCGGCATAGTGCAATGGTGATGTTTGCCACCATGCTACAGCCTCAAGAGCAAGGTCTGTCTTGCTTGTGCCTGTGCCACTCGCATAAAGGTTTTCGCCTGATTCTTGGTATCTGCCAACGCGATCAAGGGCGCGTTCGTCGGTTGTCTGCCAGCCATATCGGTATAGAACGCTATCATGCGCAAAGGTCTTGGCCTTAACATTCTCAAGGCAGGTTGCTTGCGCAGAATCTGTCGTCCATCCTTCAAGCGGCTTTGAGAAGGCAGGCTTACTCGCAGCAGCTCTAACAAGATTCACTGCGATGAAGGTAGATTGCTGTACCTCAAACGAATAGTCCCGCACTTTTGGACGATGGGCAAACCATGTTGCCTGCCGTTTTTCTGTGAGTATCGGAATCCATCGGCATATAAACTGCTGCAATTCGCGGTTGCTCTGCCATGCAACGGTGTCCTCATCATCAATGTAAAGCGCTGGCCAGTTCAGCGACATCCTCAAGGTGTCCACCCCTAGAACTGGGGAATCGGAATAGACAGTGTGCAAATACTCGGGCGTATTGTTGTGCTTGTACTTGTTCAGAATGACATAGGGGAAGTCGCCGCCAACAGTTCCAATGCCGTCTACGGTAGGAGGCAAACCCCAGCCGTTCGGGGCTGCGGCTGTCCTTGGTGTAAATACAATACCCTCGGGAACCCATGCAAGTTTTGATACTTCCACAAAGATAACAGGCTTCTCGCCTGGCTTTGTGTACAGCTTGCCTAGCACCTTCTTGGAACTAGACCCGTCTGGATTGTCTCGGTGCAGTGCTGGCGTGTCTATTGTGCCAAGGAATCGTGCGCTTCTTTCCGCTACGCTGTTTGGAGCGCCTCGGTTTTGTGGGAAGTTCCGTTTATCCATATCACAACGGATTAGACAGCGACATGATGACTGGGATTTTGACGACATCGCCTACTGAATAGGCTTTGGGTGTGGCCAGCTTTTGAATTGCCAGCAAAACACCAGTGCCCGTTCCTTTGCCTGCGCTGGACAAAATGGCAAAGCCTCGAATTGTCTTGTTCGTGGTCAAAGTGAACTGCGCCAAGCTGCCTGTATTGTTCACAAGGCCGTTGTTGGCTGTGGACTTGACGAACTCTGGGCGCGTTGTTTCTGAATAGGCTGTAATTTCTGTCGCACGAGCGCCGATGTTTGCAGCAGTGTCATCGTTCTGTGGGGTGTAGTCGCCTTCATACGGGACAACATACCAAGATGTGATCTTAGGTTGGCTTGTGTTCAAGGCCACATCCATCAAATAGTTGCGCCCTTGCGCTGGGTAGAAAATAGCCATTGCGTCCGTCCTTTACTTTTCAGCGCCGAAGCGCGTAGTTACGATGTGTTTTTCACCAAGCTGGTCTCTCACCCATGTGAAGCCCGATTGTGCTTTGCTGAACTGGAGTGCATCACCTTGTGCTGCCCCTGCGTTCCCGCCTGGTTTGGCAATGATAAGGCCATCCTTGCTTTGCCAGTAAGCGGTAACTGTGTCTGCATCAAAAGCAGATGAGAACGGGAGTGCGCCGAAGGGCAAAACAACAATAGGTGTTGTAGCCAAAGGGTCGCCTGGTAGCCAGTATGTTTTATCCGCGCAGACATAAACCCCATCTTCGCAAGGAACAACAACGGAAATAGGTGCAGGGAAAGGTATAAAGCCACGCCCAAGATTAAATAAACCATATCGGTATGCCTCGCTGATGTAAAGCCAGTTGCCAGAAGCAACAAGCAAAGAACCTTTGAAGTGCGCCAACGAGTGCCCAGCAGGGATGCTAGACAACATGAAGGTCTCGCAAGTCGCGCCGTCATTATTCAAAGTCAGATAGCTTCCTTGCCCGACTTCGTTGAATATCTCACCATCGGGGGCTGTCACATAGACTAAGGTGTTTGCCTCAAGCCCTGCAAAACCTATCCCACCGCCATCAGCTAAATCTAGTTGCGTCGGCTCTGTGCTGCCTGATTCGCCATCTTCACTGATTGCTGTGAACATCACTTGATAGCGCCCAGCGGGTAGACTGCCTGCCTCGCTGAACGCAATTGGTACAGGGTTTGGCTTTGGTGTTGCTATTTGCCGTGCGGTATCGCCGTCAATTCTGCCTATTTGTTGGCCATCAGACCAATAAACGAAACCATCAGGAAGACGAGCATAGCTAACGCGGCTCGTGTTGATGCCAGTTGCCAGTACCACATGAGCCAAAGTGTCAGCATTGATGCGTACCAAGTCACCATTGAAAACCCCATAAGCCGCCAAGTCATCAGCCCATAGTGAATGCCATGAGCCGCCGTCTGCTTGAGTGTAACCCTTGCGCCGACGGACAAAGCCGCCCGCTGATAGGTCGATGTTATCCGCCACTCTAAGCCAAGCTGGGGAGCTGTCGGTTTCTGTTGGCGCATCCATCCTCGCTAACGGGAGGCGATTGTTTAGGCCGATAGGTGTTACAAGTCGTTGTTTCATTGGTTAAAACGGGGTTTTATCCCAGTCTGTTTCTAGTAGCAGTCTCGTCAAGCTGAAGTCGTCCTCTCGAACAAACTGCTTATCTTCCCAATAATTACCCTCGGCTATTCCAGGTAGGTCAGCGTTCGGCAGGTGAATGTCAGCGTATGTCATGCCACAAGTCTTTGATACCGTGACGCGGATAGCTGTAATAGCCATATCTTCGGCTGTCAATGTGCCTATCTCTGGATAGCCACCGTGATGACAGGTGTAGTTGTAATAAATCTTGAAGTCTTGGATCTCTGTAATGAAGTCTGGATGATGTGTACCGACTGCTACGCGCCCATCTGGAGCGATCATAATTGCAAGCGCCCTGAATGCTGGGGCTGAGAACTTGTCGCTTTCTTCGTATTTTTTGCCAGACGCTATGGCGTTATAGACTTTATTCGGGCTTCCTTTTATGAAAGCCTCAAGACCTACGCCGCCATTAGCAGTCACAACTACCTGTCCGAGATTGTTAAGCAACTCCACTTTGATAGAATTTGATGCTTCAGCCTCTGTTAAGCTGCCAAACGGCCTGCGAAGAGAAAATCCTACTACCGCCTTAATGCCGAATTTGGCAATTCTGTTTAGATTTAGCTTGATGGAAGCTGACTCGGAAAAGGTGTTGCTGAAAAACCCAGCCCCAGAAGGTCTATATCGTGCGAACAGTGTCCCTGTGTAATGCCCAGCCTCTCCTTCATCATCCTCTACAAAGAATATCCGTTCACCTGGGCCTGGGTCGATATAGTATATCTGCTCTGGTCCGCCAAAAACCCTTGATAAGCCACCGCTTTCTAGTGATAACGAAGGGGTAGCTACGCCGTATTCAGAAACTATAGCTATCGAGGCGGGCACTTGATTCTCTTTTGGCGCTGGACACCAGATTACTCTCTTGAAAGTATCACGGCTCTTTACCCATTCAGGCGTTATTTCTTTGGCTGGCGTAGATGAAAGTGCCAGTTGAATGTTTGTTGTTGGCGGTATCACGCTTCCATAAGTGCCAGCAGTCACGACAAAGTTGTCTTCGGCTGATGAATATTTGTTTGATATTGCTATGAGATAAACGCCATCAGTCAATACGCGCTCTGCGAATCCCCTGCCGCGATACATCAACTTGCCTGCATTGTTAAAGACCGCAGCAAATAGTTCTGTGCCTTCTGTCGCCCCGCCAAACTTCCAATTGCCCGCGCCTAAAAGTACCTTAAACCAAACAACTTGGTTTGATGGAACTGTGCCAATAGTAGCTGTGTATGGTGTCCCGCTACTAATGACAATCGGGTCTTGCCGATTTAAGCCGCTGCCTGTGCTGCCGCTGTCGGATATTAAGAATGGGGAGTTGGCCATGAATCGCCTTGTGGCCTTACGGCAAGATTAGTTCGTTGTGCTGGACTTCATCATGCCGCGTCACGCGCCGCATATCAGCATCAGGCAGTCGGCCAAAGTAGCGAGTGAATGATTCTTCGGCTTGGTCTGAGCGGTTTGCATCGAATGAATCCGCATCAGGGATACTAAAAGCCTTGTGCAAAGCCCATTGAATCAGGTGTTCATGGTGCGCACTGTGGATCTCTGGCTCATCATCACCATCTTCGAGCACTTCAATTGGGAGGCGATAGCACTCAAGTTTGAGCGCATCTCCAACAACAGGCTCTCCAACAACTCGGATAGTCGTATCGTTTTGAATGACGAATCGAGAATCACCTACTTGATTGCGCCAGTCTGATAGCTTGCCGTCCAGCCACTCGCTTGAAACAATATCACGGTCTACTGGTCTATCTGTGCCGCGAATCATGCGGATATTGATGATTTCGTAAACGGCAGGATGCAGGACATAAGTCTTTTTGGCCAAGACAAGTGGTATTAGACATACTGCGTCTAGGTCATCCTCACGCAGCAAGCGCCCACGGATGCAAGCCTGTCGCTGCGCATCGTTGAGCCAGTCCGTCACATCAGCGTCCGACCAGAAGTAAGGCGCTACCCTGTCGTTTGACAAGGTTCTGAAACGACGGATTAACTCTGTGAGTGTCATGTTGGCATACCGTATTGGTCTACAAAGCCTTTAGCCATGTCCAGCAACTTCGGAACACCGTAATTGCCTGGCAGTTTTTGCTTGTAGTTTACAAGCGACCACTCAATCAAACCCGCTTTGTCCATTGATTCAAGCTGGTTGAACAGTGAATAGCGGTTATCGTCCAGCTCGCGCAGGGCTTTTTCTTCGGCTTCACGCTTATCGAGGAACTCTTGGGTGTCATCTTCTGCGCTCTTTGCCTTGGCTTTTGGTACGCTTTTCTCGTCGCCTGCCTCAAAAACATCTGAGTGCTGCAAGAAACTTGCGGCCAATAGGGGAGGGACAAGGCGGGTTTGGCCTTTTTCAAAGGTCAAGCCGCTACCGTAGATGTGATCTACAAAGTGCGGCTCGTTGTTACCTGTGTACTTGACTGCAATAGTGTTGCTCATCGTGCTGTCCTAGCTGTTTGTATCGGGTTGGCGGGAACTAGCAGGGCACAAGCCCCGCTAGTCCAGCCGATTATGCCTATTATTTAGGCCCGATGCGCTCACCGTGAACAATCACATCCAAACGCGCAGCCTTGGCATTAGCCGCGCCAGCGATAGTCAGCGTCAAATACGCCTCTTTCGGAAGCTTGACTGGTGCTTTTGCAACGACATTACGCAGACGGGCAGCAGACGAAAGAACCAAGCCAGCGCCAAAGTAGGCAGCGTCCTGTGGTACCTCGGTGCTATCAACACCGTCAGCATAAGCAAAGCCAAGCGAGCCAGTGACTGATGCTGTGAAGCCAGTTGATACGATAACTTGCGAATCTTCTAGTACGAAGCCTTCGGGCAAGACCGCCAACAGGACAACATCGGCAATGGCGAGGGCTGTTGTGCTATTGGCGTTCAAGGCGCCGCCAGCCGCGTTTGTGGAAAGCTCTGCACGATAAGTAGTGACATTGCCCGCCTGAATTGCACCGCCGTATTGGTTGATGCTCATTGAGTTTTTCTTTACTGTAGCCATGATGGACTCCTAAGAATTGATGAATAACGAACCTAGACCCGCGTTATCTGCGGGTCTAGTAACCAATTAGCCGCGTGGCTTCATGATTTTAACGGCGGTGTCCAAGACTGTTACGCCATTGTCCGTGAATTGAGTGCTGTCACCATGATCCACTGCAAAGCGGATTTTCGACATACCCATGATTGCGCCGATAGCGATTTCCATCTTGTCATCAAAGTCATCCTCTTCCTCTTTCCAGAAGAACGGGATACCTGAATGGCGCGATGCACCGAAAGCCTGAGCCAAAGCCTGACCACCGAGCAACAAGCCACGGTCTACCGCGAAGTTTGTGCCAAAGGATGCTGGCACAATGCAGCTTGATTCTGTCTCGCTGTCGTAGCTTGCGCAATACTTGACAGTATCGCCAGCGTAAAAGCGGATTGGTTTCGGGTTCTTGAGAATCAAGATACCGTTCCACAAGCCAGCGTCACCCAAGAATAATGGGTGGTCTTTTGCCAAACGAGCACGAGCATTCGCATTTGCTTGGAAAGCGCGGAAGCTAGGGTCTGTTGCAAAGGTGCTGTATTGTGATGGCGATGCCAAAAACACGCGCAGCGGGCTATCTGTTGCAGCTTGGTCTGAATCAAACTGAACTGGCGATGGTGGCAGAGCGATGCTATCTGCCCATGAGCGGACTGAATCCAAAATGCTCATGGTCAAAAGATCGGTCGTCGCAATCGTCATCTCGCCTGAGTTTACGCTAAACTCACTCACTGATGTGCCAGCGGCAACTAAGTGGCGGTTTCGTGTTGGCGCTTTGACGGGGTTTACCATCACCGATTTGAAGGCGGGATTGGTATCGACTGGGATTACCCACTCCTTCTGGTGGTCGTGATAGCCGCGAGCGCCAGACAAATGCACCAGAATCGACTGGTCTACATAGCGATCCATCAGCGATTGAACTTTAGGGCGGCCAAGTTTGCGCATATCGATTGGGCTGCGTAAGTCAGTCATGGTGTTGCCCATGTCAATTACGAAGCGAACTTGGTCTACACGCAAGCGGTCTTCTGCAAAAGACATACCAACGCCTTTACCCTTGGCGTACTCACTGCCCATGATTGGGTAAGCGCCGATTGGGTTATCAAGGTGGAAGGTAATCTCGTCGCCTTTGCCTTTGGTCAAGTCTTGGGCGCGGACGATTGGCATTGATGTTTTCGACTGTTGATTCGCTTTCGCGCCTTCCATTGCCGATTCGATTGTTGGCATAGCGCCTGTTAAGTGACGCATCTGCGTGTTGCGTTGGGTGTTCGTATGGAACACGCCAACCGCCTGCTCGATCATCTTACCTTTGCTATCTGCCGATACATTGGTCTTGGTACTCATTTGAATTTCTCCTTAGATTCTGCGGTTTAGCCACGCTTCGATCTGTTGCGGTGTCATCCCTGATGTTGCCGCTAGCATCTCCGCGCCGCCCATGTCTGCCGTAGCATCCAGCGTGTTTGAACCTGCACTTCGCCCACCAGGTATGCTGGATAAGCTAGATGGAGGCGCAACCTTACTGTTTGCTAAGGCAGTTTGCGCAGCGCTTCGTTGATTCGGCGCTGCACTTTTTGGACTTCCGACACCGTTTGATGCTTTGAAGGCATCGAACACTTCGACGATTTGCTCTGCTGTGCCCCCGACTTTGGGGTCAAACAGGTTTTGGTAAGCGGCTCGGACGACACTTGGCTGCTTGTTCACCCAGTCGTTGAATTCAGCGCTTTCGGCGATTGAATCCGCATCTGGGTGCTTTCCGTAGATAGCGTCATAGTGCGCTGAACTAGCCTCTTTCTGCTGCTTTTCTAAGAGTGGTGCTAGCGCTTTGCTGACTTCTGCCTGCACTCGCTGCTCAACCTTTAGATCCACTAGCTTACTTACGCCAGCTTTCAACGCCTCTTCCGAAAAGTCGCCAAACAACTCCGCATCAACACCATCTTCCATTGCGGCTTGCGCCTGTGCAACTAGTTGATCTGTCTTGGTTTGGGTCTGTCCTGCGTCTGCTCGTGCTTGGGCTTGCGCTTGCAGCTCGCTCAGTTGGTACTGCGCGTTTTCCGCTTGCTCTCGCCAATGCCGTTCACCTTGTCGCGCCTTCTCTAGCCTGTCATAAGGTATGGTGTGTTTGCCATCCTTTGCCAGTACAACCGCGTTTTCGGCTGTTATACCGTCTTCGTCGTTTGCTTTAGATTGAGCGCTATCGTCTTTGTCACCAACTTTGCTTGTCTCGCCTTCGTCAGTGGCAGCTTCGGGCTTGCTGCCTGTTTCCGCTGGTTTAGCGGTATCGCCCTCGGCTAAGGCTAATGCCTGCGCCGCCTGCTCTGGTGTTAAAGCTGAATCGATGTTGTCGTAAAAGTCCTGATTTGTTGTCATGTTTTCCCCGCCACATATCGCCGTGACCGCAAGGGTTTTCTCATGCATCTTGCAAGCATCTCTACTAGCAAGTCATCACGCACTGATTACTCAGCCCGCTTACTTGATAGTGTGCTGAAAAGCAACTAAAACGATAAACCCTAATCTGTGCGCTGAAACAAAAAAGCCACCTATAAAGGCGGCCTTGTTGTTTTTAGCTCTGATTCTTCCTGTTTACGGCAGGTTATCGGCTACTGCTGGAGTTTCAATGCCTTGCATGGGGCTTGCGCCTTCTTGCGGGACTGGCGGGAACAGCGGGCTGGTGTTCTTCTGCACTTCCAGTTCTCCGATTTGCTCACTCCCAAGTTGCGCACCTTCGCCTTGGACATACGGGCTGCGTAGATTCATAGCTGCTGCGGCTTCTGGTGTTGGGAAGTTCGGGTCTTGCCCGCCTGGGTTTGGCAGTTGATAGCCAGCGCCTTGCATCACCTTGTCCGCAATTGGTGCAATCATTGGCATTTGAGCCACTTGTGCCCCAGCCTGCATTGCAGAGTATGCGGCTTGAACGCCAGTCTGCACCGTTTTGGCCATCATTTGATTGATTTGCGCCTCGTTCAGCTTCTCTTTCAAGTCCAGTTCGCGTGACTTGAGTTCTGCTTGTGCTTTTTGTAGCGCAGCATCGACCTCTTGTTTGACGCGCTGCTCGATTTGCTCGGGGGTTTGCTGTGTGCTGGCTTCTTTCCAAGCGTCTGCCAGCTCTTTCTTGAAGGGAAAATCCATCAGGCTAGTTAAGAACGGCATTGCTGCGGTCTGATAATCCTGCGGCAGCGCCTTGATTGTCTCGGAAAGTGCTGTGAGTTGCTGTCCACGGTAAGACGGATTGCTTGGGACATCCTCCAAAGCGACTAGTAAGCGGGTGCGTTGCAGGTCATTAGTCAGATATGGATAGCCGCGCTCATCCACCTGTTGCTGGTTTATCACGACTGTGCGGGTCTCTTTCACCGCGTCACCCTCAATGATCACCGTCTGCTCGTCTTTGCCCATGTCTTCCACAATCATCGCCATAAGCAGTTCGCCGACTTGTGTTCGGCCTCGTTTGAAGTTGCCCATCATGTGCGCAAGGGTTTGATTGGCTTGCTCAACTTGGGTTTGCTCTTGAACGCCACTCGTTGCCGTTCCACGGCGGCCAGAGAACGCGCCTGCTGCTGCTGGATTGACGCGCTCGATAGCTTGGCGGGCGTTGGCCAGTAGCTCTAGCTGCTGACTGGTCATCTGAAAATCGCGCTCAACCTCAAACTTGGCGCCTGGCCTGCTCATTGCATCAGGGTCTAGGATGATGTCAGCGTCAAGACGGCCTACTTGTCTACGCAGTTGCGCGTCCGTCATAGCCACCGCGCCTTTCGTTCGGGTGGTTCTGTAAGCACTGATTGCCCAGCGAAGCCTACTATTGCCGCTGTTCAGCGTGTCCTGCTGGTCTAGCATATTGCGGATGTAGCCGAAAGGTACGCGTGAGTTCTCCTCGCGGAAGCCCCAAAACGGCACATACGGGAAGTGCTTGTGCGTGTAAGGCGTTGGCCCATCAAATAGAACATGGGGGCCAAGCCAGTAACTGCGGCGAACTCGGGGCACGACAACGCGCCGATGCTGCACTTGACCTAGCGCAACGGCTTCAACATGAGCTGGGTTCTCTTCGTCGTACTCAACTACTCGACCGTCTGGACTCTTGAGTACAACAACCTCACACCATCGGCGATACCATAGCTCAGTGACGCAGATCTCTTTGTTGTGCGGGTTATACCAGCGATCCTCTGTCACTGTCCACTCTCGGGCTACATCAAAGGCGCGGTTCATGCCTGTGCTGCCACCGCCACTTAGTGGGTCGGCCGCATACTCGGACCACCATCCAATGCCCGACTTGCCGAAAGCTTTGATTAGCTCGGCGTGCTCTGGAAACACCCGCTCTAGTCGGCTTGGGTGCATCCATCGCTGACGGCGCAGCCATCGTGCATCGCTTAAATCGTCTTGCTCGGAAGCCCAGTCCCAGTGAATCTCGTTACGATTTACGGATTTGCATTGGAATGGCGAGCCAAAAGGGTCATCAGAGCGGCTTACTTCTGCCCAGCCAAGACCGATGCCTATCTGTGGATAGAAGGCTTTGCTGCACGCGTCATCTGCTTTTGAGGACTTTTCGGCCTCATACAGCTTGTAGCGGATAGCGTCTGCCACATCTTCCCCGCCTGTTTGCCCGTTGGCTGTGACTCGCCAGTCAGTGCGATTCGCCTCTTCAAAGCCTCGGATGCCTTCAAGCGCTGCACCGATCAAGTTCTCTTTACTAGGAGGGATGCCTAAAGCCTTTTGCGCTTCAAGCAGCTTGGTGTTTAGTTGGTTGCCTTCGGCATATTCCATCTCTTTGTCGGCAATAGGCCGCCAAGCTCTGGGCTGATGCTCGATTTCCTCGTGGATTTGACGGTACTCATCTATCGTCAAAGGCGTGTTTCCATCGTCTTTGCCGCTTTTGTCGTCTACTGGTGCGTCAATCATCATTTTGTAGTCCTACTTTTTCCGTTATGCGTACTCAGGCGGCGGTGCTTCCACATATCCACCAGTTCCACCGTCGATTAGCCTGTCTAGCAGTCCCGCATCTTTGGCTTGCGCCCATTGCCGAAGCGCATCCGCGCCCTCGCTGCACTTATTTGACTTGTCTGGTTGGTCGATGTATCTATTTTCGCTGCGACTGAACTTTTTTGTATAACCCTGAATGCGGCTTATACCGAGTTTACAAGCGTCAGCGTCAAAGAATGCGCCCTTCAAGTGCTTTCTGGTGCTGTAAATGCCCGTCATCAAGTCCGTAATCACGGGGACGACTACGAACTTCTGACCTGGCAGCAGGTCTTGCAGCATATCTTTGGTGCTTTTGTTGGTGTCAGACAGCTTTCGGTAGTCTGCGTCATGGGGCAGGAAGTGCGCACCATATAGATAGCCAAGGCTTTGCAAGTGTCTGGCGTAGTGAACCAAGTCTTCGTTATGCTCTTCATAGTACCCAATGAAGCGGGCTTCACCACGCAAGAACTGCGCAAACCAAATTGCTGTGCCGTCTGCTCGTCCGATGTCCCAAAATGTATAGACTGGCAGGTCAAGCACTGGAACTGTCGTAATCCCACCGCGCTTGCGCAGCTCTACCAAGTCTTTTGCATAGTAGTTGCCCTTGGTCGATACTTGGAAGGCTTCATTCGGGGTTGATGGGTACTCTTGCCACATCTTTTCTTCAGCGCCTGTGAAGTCGGCTTCGAGTGTGGCGATATACCAAGCGCGTTGGCCAGGGTCGATTTTGCAGTCCATTAGCTGCTCGATCTCCTCAAAGTAGTGATGCTGCTCTATCGAAACGACGACTAAAGCTGGATCCATCGTGTACTTTGGCTCCATCCACCACGCGTAAAAGTGAAAGCGATAGTCCCGCTCTGTCTCTATCTTCGCGCTGTAGTGCATGGCTTGCGCTCGCATGGCCATGTCGTAGAACTCGCCTTCGCCTCCTTCGGCCGTACTTTCAATGACTAGGATTCCACCTAAAGGGACTGCGGGGATAGAGCCAGTGATAACCTCGTGGGCTTTGTCTGGGTACTTTGCGCAGATTTTCCCGAACTCGGACACATGAAGGCGGTGGATTGTGCCTGAACGAACCGAAGTCGCCACGCGCACCGAACTGTTGTTGTGCGTGAATAGCAATTCGGCGGCTGAATCTCGGGCAAGCGGGAACGCCGCCTTAATCTCGGGCGGCAGGTTTTCATAGGCGAACTTCACCTTGTCGCGGAAAATGGCTTCTGCTGCCTCGCGGTCTTGGGCAATAATGCCGCAGCGTTGATTGGCATTGAACAGTGCGTGGTCTAGCCACATGATCGCAATTAGAGTTGTGAAGCCGAGCTGCCGCGCTTTGAGGATTAAGTTGCGATGCCAAAGCCTAGCGATAAATCGGCGCTGCGCTCTGTTTGGAATAAAGGGCATGACAAGATCGGTTTCGCCGTCATCGCCTTTGACCATAATTTTGTAGAGCGCACCACTGAAAAGCCTCCATTCTGGGCTTGCCAGACACCTTTCCAGCTCATCCGCATCAAGCGGGACTGAGGCAGTCGGGATGTGGTGATGCGACAGTTGCTGCATTTTCTGCCTATTATTTCAGCGATTTTGGCATAAAACCGTTGATTTCTGGGTTTTGAAAGCGCTCAGGGTCGCTACTCGATGGCTTGAACGCACTAGTGGACGCTGTAGCGATTTTGAGCAGCAGTGATTCGACAGGGTTTGTTTCGGGTGGTTTTTCGTTGATGTCCATGCCGAAAGCCGTCCGCTCAATGTCCACAAGCACGCGGAAAGTATCAGCAAGAACTTTCATGGTCTTGCTTCGCTCTGATAGGCCAATTACCTTTTGGTAAAGGTCGTTCATCTTGTCTTGCCCTTTTGGGTCTTCTCGCCGCAGCATATCTCCCAAGTCTTCCAGCAGCGCTAATGTCTCTGGGTCTGTCTGCTTCTCCAGCTCGTCAAACAGTCTATTTGTCAAGGTTCTGGCGCGGCTTGCATCCTTGCGGTGAGCTAGCCGAACCTCTGCTACAGCCTGCGCATTAACCTCTACGATCACTCTTTCATTGATTTTTGCTTGCGCACTAACTTCTGCGCTAACCAGCGAGGCGCTAACCTTGGCTTCAGCTTTGGCTTGAATCTTCGCTCGTAGGTCGCGCTCCCATCCATCACGCTTTGCACGCTTGATAATCCCCGCATCAGATACGCCGAATTCGCTGCCGATGTCTTTGAGTGATCGAATGCCTGCGCGGTATTGAAGCTCCACCGCTTCCCAGTCAATAGGTTTCTTTTTGATGGCACTCATACCAATTTTGCCCTTTTTGCTATTGTCTTCTTTACTGGTGTATTGTCCATGTTGCTGATATTCCTTGTTTTTTGTTCTTTTTGCAAACCCTAAGCGATTAGTCGTCTTGGTTTGTTTTCCCTTGTTTTGCTGTTTTGAGCTGGCGCTCTAGCTTTTCGACTTTTGCCGTTAGCTCTGTGGCTAAGAAAAGATGCTGGTTTGTTGTGTGTATCATCAAAGCGGTGTGGGCTGACCCGATGCAAAGCTCTGCGAGGATGCGGGCTTCTTGTGGCGTTAGGGTCAAAACATCGTCGCCTATGTCTAGGACGGTTGTTCCGTCGCTTAGGATTGTCTTGCTAATTGCTCTAGGGGCTGCAAAGACTTCTACTAGCTCATACATCCCTCTTACCAGTCTCTTTAGCCTCCCATCGTCTACTAGGGCGCGAAGCCTGTCGTCTACTATGGTCATTTTCAGTTGGGTGAGGTCTGCTACTACCTCCCGAGTTGCTGGTTGTAGTAGCTTCCTCAGTTCAAAGACGGCTTGATAGACCCTCTCGGTACTGGCTATGGGCTTTTGTGGAGCTGGCGGCATCGGTTTCCCCTTTTTGGCGTTATTCGGTGGGATTCTAGTACGGATGAGTTGTTTTTACCTGTTTTGTGCGGCTTTTCCCCACATTAGAGGTCTTCCTTTTGTTCAGCTCTTCGCTCCTATGCCCCTTGCTGGCGCATGTGCCACCCGCTCTTCACCTCGCAAGCTAGGAACCTTTAAAAAATCCTCTGCGCCTGGGCGCAGGGTTGGCTTTGGCAGCCCCCACGGCTCGCGTGGGTCTGCTGTTGCGTTCTTGATGGGGCTATCTTTCTTCTGCTTCATTCTTTTTCCTTTAGCTTAGACGATACCAAGTGCGAATAGCCCTCGATGTCGTGCCAATCGGCATAGGCGGGCTGGGTGAAGCATTTGGGGTGGGTCATCATGCAGTCATTCTAGCTTTAATACCCTCAGGCGCTTCACACATCTGCCCCCTACTATCCTCAATCCTGCGCTGCGCAATCTCAAAATAAGCAGCATCTAGCTCGATGCCTATAAAGCGGCGGTTCAGCAGCTTGGCCATCTTGCCAGTCGTACCACTACCCATAAATGGATCAAAAACAGTATCACCCTCGTTCGACAAGCTAACGATATGGTCATGGGCTAGTTCTTCTGGGAACACCGCTGGATGTCCCTTAACACCATTAAAAGAGGTTGTATATTTCCATATATTATTTCTAGGAGAAAAATCAGGAACTGGGTTTCTTAATTTACCAGAGAAATCTTTATGACCAGCCCATTTATTTTTTTTATCTATTATTAGATTAGTTGTTTTTATCTTACCTTTTGAAAAGATAAACATATATTCAAATATTTGACTATATCTTTTGCTTTTAGCACTTGCTGGATATGTAGAACTGTTTTTCTCATATATCATAGTGTCATGTAAATTAAATCCACACTCCATTGCATGTAATGCCTGTTTGAATGAAGTACCTGTCTCACTGCCCTTAATCGTGGCATCACCAACAACCCAAACCACCACACCCCCATCAGCAGTGACTCGGTAAAGGTCTTGCAACACCTGTTTCCATACATGCTCACCCCACTGCTCGTTATTCCCGTTGTAGCTGCGTAGATTGTCATATGGTGGACTGGTCACTGTTAAATTAACGCTGCCATCGGGTATCTCTTTCATGCGCTCTAGGCAGTCGCCGTGCATAAGCCATAGGCCGTTGTCAAAGCTCATTTTCGCGCCCTATCTGCATCAATCTGCAACTGCAACACCGCAAGCGCGTTCCAAGCTTCGTGCGCAGCATGGCGCAAGCCCGTTGCTTGATCGTAAACCTCGCCCCTAGCCGCAGCGTTTTGGTGTCTCAGTTTGGCAT